GGCCGCGCAACCTGGGGTTGCGTGTTGTATTTTTGCAACAGTGTTGCAAAAATACCATGATCATGGCGCCAGGAGCCACGGCGCCACAATCCTGGGTTGTATGTTATGTCCCATACAACCCAGACGAGAAATTTATTTGTTCATATAACCTCCTTCCTGGATGCTATATGACAGGGACGGCCTGCCGCTTTTTTACGCGAACTAAGGCTATTTAAGTTTGGCATAATCATCATCTATATTTTTTTATATGCCCGCGCTTATCCCATATTCATCCTCACTTGTTATCCATTAAAAGCAATCCGCGCAATAACGCTGATCTGTTGCTGAGTACCAGTCAGGTTTAATTAAAACCCCGCAGCAACGACAATTCAAAAAAACATCACCCTTTTTTGAGTTGTCCTTCTTTTTTCTTTTTGGCTTCTTCTCCGTAAAGTCAAACTCTAATTGTATCATATTTCCTCGCTTTCATAGTTGGGATTATAAACCATAATCCCAACCATGTCAACAGTTAATTTATAGTTTCTTCCACTGGCGGCAGGGCTTGAACTTCCTGGGTCCAGGTTAAACCGTCTTTTTGAAGGTTATTATGCAACGTAGCTTTTAAGCTATCCGGGCTGCCTGCTTCCATAATCTCTTTATAAGAAGCCCGTTTGTTTTGCTCCAATGTTGCAAGCACTTTACCCTCGGGGGTTCGCTTAATTTTTTCCCGCGCAAAATCCCCGGCCCACTCCCGGATCTGTTCCCAACAGTCATCCGGTAATATTTGGGTTGAACCATAGCCGCGAATACTAAATTCCTTTTCTTGAAATTTATAATTCACGTTTTTTTTGCCTTGTTTGGTTTTACTAAAAAACCTGGCCGCTTTACTCATTTTTTGTTTTACAATGTCAATTGCTTCCTGCAGCTCGTCAATAATTGGCGTTGCTCCAATTTCATCTGCTAGGTTTTTTTCTGCTATCTCGATTGCTTCTGCTTCAATTGATTTTAATTTCAATTCCGCAGCGTTAATTAACGGGTCATAGTTTCGGTTTAACTCTGAAACAAAATGATCCCGCTGCCATTTTTGCATTGTGCTTTTACTCATATTTCCTCGCTTTCATAATGGCCCTATTGTATAGGATAATATAAGATATGTCAACCCCCTAAATAAAAATAAATACAACCTGTGGTTGTATGCTTTGGGTATTCTATCCCCGGCCTCCCACCCCTATTATATAGGATAAAATAGGATTGTCAAGATAATTATTTATTTTTTTTTAATTATTTTGCTTGCATCTTATATTATCCTATGTTATTATATGTCATTAACAAATCGAGGAAAAATGATTCATATATCTAAAATGACTGGAAAGCTTGAGGGCTTCCAATCTATTTCGACAAATACATCAACCAATGAATATTGCAAAAAGCAAAATTCAAAAAATGATCCCGACAATATTTGTGTCCATTGTTATTCATGGACCATGTTAAAAACTTATAGAAAAAACATGGCCCCGGCGCTTGAAAGAAATTCAAAACTTTTACCGTCCAAGGTCCTGCACTCAGACGCGTTGCCAGTAATTAACAGCGCCTTTTTTAGATTTAATTCTCATGGTGAATTAATTAACGAATTTAATTTAATTAATTACGTTAACATTGCGAAAAAAAACCCGCACTGTAATTTTGCACTTTGGACCAAACGTTATGACATAGTTTATAAATATTTTAAAAATAATCCTAAGCCTAAAAATTTTATTTTAGTTTATTCAAATCCTAAAATAAATCATATTTTTAGCAAGCCGCCAAAATTTTTTGATAAAACATTTAACAACGTACATGAAGACTTGCATCAGGAAAAACAAAACTGTACGGGGCAAAAATGTAAAGATTGTTTGTTATGCTATAAATTAAATTCAACCGATACCATAGTTGAAAAGGTTAAAAGTTATGGCAAAAAATAAAAATTTCCGTTTGCTAGTATCCGAAATTAAAAACTCAAACTAGCAAGGATAGACCCAGGATCACACCGCCCGCTTTGGGCCGTCTTTCCTGGGTGCTGATCCCAGGTCTATTTTCGAGATGTCGAATGTTGGTGTTGCAACGTGGAAATAGACCTGGGATCAGTGGGGGGAATCTACGGGTTTACAAATTAAATTTGGCCAGCCTGGTTACAGATTCCCACTGGTCCTACAACCTGTGGTTACATGGCCCTTCGGGCCTGACGTAAACAACCACAGGTTGTGTTGCAAAAATACAACTACAAGTTGTAAGGCGCAAGCCACAAGCCGCCGAGGCTCAAGCCACAAGCTTGGCCGAGGCGCAAGCTTGGTCGAGGCGCAAGCTCTACAGAGACGCAAGCCGCAAGCAGCAGGCTTCAAGTCCTGAGGCGCAAGCCTCAAGCTTAAGGCCCCTGGCATCAAGGTCCTTGATAAACCTTCCCTCATAAAGTTTTATGACGTTAAGACCGAGGGCCTTAACGATGATAAATGTATTGTTCGGATGTTTCACGTGAAACGCGATTTGATGTGGTGACAGCCTCACCTTGTTTGTTTTTGTTGCTTTTAATTCTACAGTGAAGAAGTTACCAGAAGGAGAATAACCCAGTAGATCAGGAGTCCCCCATGAAACGCTATTTTCCACGCGTGTAAATGATAATTTGCAATTATTTTCAGTAGAGAACGTTTTAATTTCATGCCAAAGTTTCTTTTCAGGTTTCACTACTACACCTTCTTAATAACTTTGCCCATCTTCCAGGTTTCAGGTGTAATTGTAAGTACTAATCTGTGGCTTTCTCTAACACCAATTAATTTATTTTCAAGTAAATCCATACCTTTGATGTCATAAAAATCTCCGTTTGGTAACACAACCTGTACCCGTGCATTGGCTGCTACTTCTCCTTTCATGAATTTATCTAACGCTGCTCTCAATACCTTTCCAGTAAACATGTATTGATATATAGTCTAAGTTGTGTTAAAAATCAAGCATGACAATTACTTACGGTTTAGGCATGCTAGGTTATAGCATGATCTGTTTGGCCATAGGATGCACCGTCGTTTACTTAGTCATCAGGAAATTATAATGGGTTTACCAAAAAAATTAACAGAGCAGCAAATGAAATTTGCCTACGAGTTAGTCACTAACGAAGGTAGGAAGACGGCAACTGAATGTGCTGTTGATGCAGGCTTTGCAAAAGACTCCGCCAGGCAATACGCAAGTAAGTTACAAAACCCGCAGCTCTATCCGTTGGTTGTAAAATACATTGGTGAACTTAGAGAAGAGTGGCAGAAAAAATATGAAGTTAATTATGAAAGACACATTGCAGAGCTTGGTCAAATTAGAAAAGAAGCTCTTAAAAAAGGGGCATGGTCTGCAGCCGTAAATGCTGAAGTTGCCCGAGGAAAAGCTGCCGGTCTATACATTGAACAGAAGATAATCCGGACAGGTAAACTAGAAGACTTAACAACAGAAGAGTTGGAATCGCGTATGAAAAAAATAATAGATGACTACTCACCCATTTTAGAAAACGTTCCTTTTGAAGAAATAAAAGATAAAGTACAAGAAACAAAACCAAAACCTGAGGAACCAAAGGAAGACTCAAAGTAAAATCCTTTCCATTTTTACTATACATCCTACAGGAAATATGTTCCTATCTGAGAATGAAACATCTTTATCTTCGTACGAGGCAAATGTCCAAACGAATTTGGAAGTCTTTTTGTATATGTATGCGTGCGTTATCATTTTGCTGCATTCGAATTTATCAAATTCTTCTATTGATGCATGCCCCGCATCCCCGGTTATGTCAAACCACTCGAGTCGGTAAAAATAATAAGTCTTCGGGCCAATCTTAACGTGTCTGTATTTTGATTTCTTATTTACCATAGAATCTATTTTACCTAAAACAGGTTTTAGAAAAACCTTTTTTATGCGCGCGCGAAGGGAAATCCTTTGTAGCAGCTTGTAACACATTGTAGCAAGTTTGTAGCAGCATATTATCCAGTAATATCAATAGTTTAAATCCAATGTAGCAATGTAACACCTATTTCTCTCTCGTTTTATTTTTTTTTATCTTTTAGGTAAATCAAGTACTATGGACCTTGGTCCCAGATGCCTGTTGCTTATAGTATTGACCCACTCTACCCAACCAAGTCCACATAAAGTGTTGGAATTCCGTGCCTTCAGAAACATACCTCAAGACATCG